TTTTGGCTGACCGGATGCATTTAACCCCGAGTTATTTGCAAACGCCAACTGATATGAGGAATCTCCGGTGCTTGCAGTTGTGCCAGTCCAAGGGGAGTACGTCATCACTCCGCCATAGTTGCCGGTGCCATTGGCTGTGCCAGCGCCAACAAAGTCAAAGTTTACGGTTCGAGTGAAGCTATTTGGAAACCTATCCGAAAGGTCTCGTGGACCGTCATTATATACAAGGCGGATTGCGCTGGTTGCTGATCCGGCACTACCTGTGATGTTGATACCCCACGTCCCACTCGCGCCGCTGCCGCCGAGAGATGGCGCGTAGCTGGTGTAATTCCCTGCGTGGAGTATTACGTTGTTGTTTACGTAGGAAGCGCCATTTGCAATCGCAAAATTATTTGATGTAGCGGACGTTGTCCCATTAACTGAGAAACCAATAGTGTCCCCGCCGCCGACGCCAGCGGCCCCTTGGTAATAGCTTATGCCGTACGAGGGAGCATTACCGAACGACCAGATTGGATTCCGAACCCCGCCATAGTAAACATCGTTGGCAAAACCGTTGTTTCCACCGGAGGTTACTTTGCCGCCAAACGTGCTGTAAGAGCCGTAGTTGTCGCTCGCTAACAGCGTTTTCCAAGACGTCCAAGAATTACCCGACGAAACGTCGTAGTTACCGAATCGAGCCTGAAGACCTGTCCCGCCATATGTCGGGCTATATGGCACATAAAGCTGAAGCGCACCGCCGCCTCCGCTGTATGTGTTCATCGTCATTACTGAGCCATAGCTCTGCCAGCCGCTATATACGAACGAACACTGAATGCCTTGGCTGTATCCGGTCGGAAGTGTTGACGCGCTCCAAACATAATTGTTAAGCGCAGAAAGTAAGGGGGCCGACCCAGAAGCGTATGAGCCAATATTTGCGGCGGTAATAACGTTATTGCCGCCGGACTGCAAACCCTGCGGAGCATTTACTACTCCACTAGCCTCAATGGTCAGCGCACGGGTGCCGCCACCAGAGCCGACGTCAATCAGAAGCCCCGCATCCGTCGACTTGATGTACGAGTAGTTAAAGTTAGTGCCGTCTGGTGGCGCGAGGAACAGCATCCGCGTCGCGGCGTTGTCCCAGATCTCGATGGTGGACCGCCAAGAACCGGAGTAACTCCCGAACGACGCTGGACTGGAGCCAGTCGGCGCAATGCGAAGCGCGCGAGATGCGGAGCCAGATCCGGATGTTCCGACAAAGATTGTCCCGGTCAGCGTACCGCCAGAAAGAGGTAGCGCGTAGCTGCTGTAGTTGCCCAAGTGAAGGATTGTGTTGCCGGCAACTTGAGCACCGCTTGTCGCGTTCAGCAAGCCGACCCAAGTGCCAGACGTATTCCAGAGAATCTGCGCGCTCGCGACGTTCCACGAGCCCGAGCTGTTGTTCGAGGCATACCAAGATCCGCCGGCTGCTCCGCTAAATGCAAATAGTGCGTTCGTAGTGTCCGCACTTGCGTGTACCCATGCGCCGTCGTCGTAATACACTCCGGTTCCAAGATAGGTGTACGACTGCGAGTGCGGAAGCACACTGAAAACCGTTGCGTGGTCGCCGCTCTTTGCGGCAATGGCGCTTGAGTTAGAAGAGCCGGAAACGCTAAGCGACGTTCCGCGCGTCCCGATTGCAGCCCCAACATTTAGCCCTACTGTCGAGCTGACAGCGCTGCCGTTCAGCGTGAGCCATGCGTTTTCGTAACCGGTGCCTATCCACGCATAGGAAAAATCATTACCGCTGCCAAGCGCGCCAAAGCCAGCACGAATAGTCCCGCCACTTCCCTTAAAGTACGTTCCCATCGACCAGCCGCCGGAATTGCCGGTGATGAAGAGAGCGCCGTCGCCTGTTGACAACTGAATTGGTCTGCTGCCAGTCAGCGTGCCGCCACCGATCGGAAGGGCGTAGGTTCCGACGTTTGAGACGTGGAGATATGGAACTGCCGTGCCTGACCCGAAGTACAACTGACCGTCAATGCCCATCCGAGCTTTCATTGCCCAGTTGCTAGAGGTCGCGGCGTCCGATGCGTAGTAATACGTCATCGCGCCGTCTGACTGCATATGATGCAACCACACCGAGCCAGTCGTCGTGCTGCGGTAGGTCATCGACGGATAGGTTCCGTAGATGGTCAGCGCTTCGTTATATCCGACAGGAGACCCGCCCCAGCTAGACGATATTTGCAGATCGCCAGTGAGAGTCCCGCCGGTTATTGGCAGGGCATATGAGCCGACGTTGCCAGTATTCAGAACGAGATGCTGACTGCCCGTCGCGTACATCTGACCGGCGGTGTACCAGTTTCCGCTCGGATCGAGAAAGGCGTTGCCCGCACCTGTAAAGGTTACGGTCCTGCCTGCTGCGCCAACCGCACTACCGTAAAAACGGAATCCGCCGCCATCAAAGCGAAGGTAGGACACTGTGTCGCCGCTTGGCGCGACGTACTGCTCCGATGTGCTTGTGTGGCGGACGTTGAAACCGATGCCGCCATAAGCGCCACCGCTAAATCCTGCAACTGCTCCGCGACCTTCGCTGCTACTGCCGAGGTTGACGTTGAATGCGCCGCTCCCATCACGGAAGTTTGGAGCGGAGAGCGCGCCGGTGAGCGTCCCGCCGCTCAACGGGAGATAGCTTGAGAGTGCCGAGCTAGTAATGTACCCGCTCGGATTCGTGCTGTTGTACGGCGTGTAGCCGAGGGCGGTCGTTACGTTGCCCGAGGTGATCTCGCCGCGGATCGTCGCGGAGCTCTTGTTCTCAACGTTGCCCAGGCCGACGTCGCTCGAGGTGAGCGTGACGGCGCCGCTTCGACCGGCGACGGAAGTCACCGCATCGGTGAAGGACATCACGCCCGTCGAGCTGTTGTAGCTTAACGACCCCGACGCGGATACGGAGGAGCGAGCTCGAGCCTGGGTGAAGTAGAGATTCGTCGACCCTTCCGCGAGCGAGTCGGTCGAACCAGGCGACGCGCTGATCTCGATGTAGGTCGAGCCAGTCCATCGGTAGGTTTTGTTCGCGTCGATCGTGACGTAGATCTTGCCCGTCTCGCCCGTACCAGGGAGCGACGCAAAGTTCGCGACCTCGACAACATCGTCCACATAGGACGGAAGCTGCGCGGACGGAACCTTCCCGGCGGCATCGAGGGAGGCGTAGCCATTGGCGACGCCCTTGTTCGATGCGACCTCCTTCTGCCCGAGCTCGGTATTGAGGCCGGTGAAGTTGGCGTCGACTTCCTGGTGAGTAAGAGCGGCGCCCTTACCCGCGCGAGTGACGATCGTTGCCACGTTCGATTATTCCTCGGAGATCGTGAGGGTGCTCGAGGCAAATTCCGGGATGATCAAGTTCGACACAGCGAGCGACGCGGTGAGCGCGCCCTTGTAAAGAATCTTTCCTGCGCCGCTCGAGGCCGTACCGACCGCGAAGTGGGAGATCGTGTTCGAGCCCCCGGTGCATTGCGGGAAGGTGATCGCTGCGGCGTTCGTGACGGAGTTGTTCGTCACGGTCCAGCCGCCAGAGGTGCGCGCGACAGCGACGCGAGCGTAGCCGGTGTAGGACGCTTCGCTCGTCGTCTGATCGCCCGCCTCGCCAGGATCGGCGGTGTGCAGCGAGACGTAGAGGTTCGTATTCGGCGAGCTTGCCGCGTTGTCTGCCAGGTTGGCGATCGCCGTTCCCTGGAAAAACAGCTTCATCAGGTCATTCTCGAATGTATTGCCCTTGGACATTTTTTCTCTCCTGTTAGATCACGTCTCGGAGTGCTGCCCGCGGGAAGCATTCAAGCGCCGAGTCGCGTGTTGCGTTGTAAATCTCGAACTCTGGATGACGTTGCGCCGCCTCGTTAAAGGCCGACGCGAAGACCTGATACGGCGAGCCCTTATTGAGCGCGCCTGGATGATCACCGAACCAATGCCGCCTCGAGCCCGACATCTTCATGTCAAAGCCGAGAAGGACGATCGGCGCGCAGCTCGAGAGGACGGCAATGTTCAATGCCTGGAATCCCGAGTTGTCGCCGCGATGTATGCGACCAGGCTCGAGCGAGAAGCCCTGCCGGTCGACGCTCTCGATGTAGTGCAGGCGCCACCGTCTTGCGGCTCCGGCGTCCTGCGTTACTCGTAAACCTTGGAAGCTCGGCGCGCCCTGGTGGAGATCCCACCATTCCGGGTCCGCGGCGTAGAGCACGTCGGCCCAGGGTGCGAGCTTGTAGTTGTCGTTGACGACAATCACCGCCGCGCGATCGCGGCAGTAGTCGACGTCCTGCGCGGTAAGACTAGGCCCGCTCGCGACGACGACGCAGGGACGGCCCTTGAGTTTCGCGAAACGGTTCCGGCGCACCGCCGAGCGCCTGGGTTTCGGTAGGACCGGGCGCTCCTGCTCGAGCTGCCCATCCGTTAAGAAGCGCGACGTCTGCGAGTTCGCCCGTGAGCTCGTCGCCGACCTGGTAGTCGCGCGCGTGATATTCGCCGTCCGGGACGCCCCGGAACGGATGCTTGACGATAGTCTTCATGCGGAAGACCAGAGCGGGAGGTTGCCCTCCCGCCCTGGTTGGCTCCTGGCTGATTAGGCCGCGGCGATCTTGAGAACCTTGACCGCCTGGTTGTCGGTGACCTTGCCACCGACGCGCTTGCGGAAGATCCACTTCACCTGACCCGGCGATGTGACTTCGTCCATCGTCACGCGAAGGCCGACGAGGTCGACGATCGTGTAACCCGCACGGAAGTCGCCGAAGGCGATCGGGAACGCATTCGCGGCCACATCGGCCATGTCCTCGTTCTCGACAACCGCGTAACCGAGCAGGGTGCTCGGCATTCCAGCCGCAAGGCCCGGCGCCCAGAGGTAGTTACCCTCCGAGTCCTTGAACTTGCGAACCGACGCGAGTACGCCCTTGTTCATCATAAAGCGAGCGTTCGCGCGGTAGCCCGCCTTCAGCTTGTGGATCAGAGTGATCAAAGCGTCCGACGGGTTGGAGGCCGCAAAGTCCGCAGCCGCGCCCGAGAGCACGAACTGGTGCGAACCAAACGCGAGGCTCGCATCGTCGTTCGCGCTCTTCGTGGCGACCATCAAGCCGGTCGGCTTGTTGGTGCCGTTGCCAGAGGTGAATGCAGTCCCTTCCGCCGCAGCGAACGCCACCGACACCGAGTTCGTCAGCCATCCGGCGACATCGAAGAAGATGTCGTTGAGCGACTCTTCCGAGGCCTTCGGGTAGGCGTAGAGGGTGCCGAACGTCGGAGCCACTTCGCCGAGCTGCGGCGTGTTGCTCTCCGAGCGGGCGCCGTTCTCACCGGCCCAGGAGGTGCCCGTACCGAGCGTGTCGACCAGGATCTTGTAATCCGGGCTCGACGCGGTCACTACGTTTGCGACCTGGCGCATCGGCGAGACGTTGGTGAGCTGCGTCACGATCGCGCGGGAGATCTCCTCGGGAACGGCATAGCCGCCCGCCGCAGAGCCACCCGAGCCGGTCGTGTAGACGGCCTTGCGCTCGGCGTCCTGGAGAGCAGCGATCGCCTTCTGGTCGCGCGGGCTGCGAATGTAGTTCACGAAGGCCGACTTGTGCTCGTCGTCCTTCTTGCCCTCGCCAGCGCCAGCGATCGTGATGCGACCGAGCTTGACGTTCACTTCCTCGAGCGACTTCTGAACCTTGGCGAACTCTGCGTCAGCCTTGGCCTCGAACTCCTTGCGCTCGCTGTCCGAACGCTTCTCAAACACCTCGCGAGCTGAACGCTCGTCGGTGACTACTTTTGCGAGCGCATCGACGGCGCTCTTCACTTCGATTGACATTTTGGTTACCTCAAAGAATGAATGACTAAATGGTTCCGCTCACTTTGACGCGAGCTCCTCGACCGTTCGCTTGATGTGATCGGCGAGGTCGTTCTCTGCTGTGTCCTCGATCTCTGCGTCACACAGAGCCGAGTCACCGAAGCCATGCGCTGTTATTTGCTTGGCTTCTTTGCGAGAGAATCCGGCGTCACGCAGGAACCTCTCGAAATCTTTGGGCGAGCTGATGTCGCTCGCTTTGACGCCCGTGATGCGGGCCTCGGAATTGGCCGGGAATGTCACCGGCGAAACTTCCCAGAGCTGAACGTCGGTCAGGATTCGCGAGTCCTGCTCGCGGTCCACCTGGTATGACCGAGTCGTGTATCCGATCGAGAGCCCGGTCAGAGCGCCGAGCTTGATCAGCTCGCGCGCCTCGTTACCGCGCTGCGTGTCGGCGAGCTTGCCCTTCACAAAGAGCCCGCGATCGTCTTCGCGCATTTCGGTCCAGACACCGATCGGCTCTTCTGGGTTGTGCTGCCAGAGCATCGCAGGCATCCGGCCGGAGGCCTTCGCCTCCTCGAGCGACTTCGAGAACGCGCCAGGCGCGACGACGTCGCTGTAGCTGTCGAGGTTGCCGAAGACCGAGCCGTAGCCCTCGATCACTCCAGAGTCGTCGACCGCTTTGATCTCGGCGACGACCTTCAATCGTTTCGTTTCCATTGTCGTTGTCCTCATGCCGCGCCGTTTGGCGCGACGTCTGAATTCGGCGGCATTCCTGCCGCGGTCATGTTGAGCGGTTGCAGATACACCTCGCCCGCGTCGATCGGGTTCATATCCTCGAGACGGCGGACGTCGTTCACCGAGAGCCATCCCCAGTTCCGCCCGATCGCGTAGGCGTCGTAGCGCGACTTCAGATCGCCGCGCAGGAGCGCCTCGGGTGAGAGCTTCGAGAAGTAAGTGTTCGGCGCCGTGATCAGATCGCGCGAGATCGACTGCTCCCAGCGCGCCATCCAGGGACCGATGCAATGTCCCAGGAAGTCGAGCGACTGGTGCTCAATGTTCGAAAACGTCGCCCTCGAGAGATCGCCGATCAGGTGCGGCGGAACGCGGAACAAGCCCGCGATCTCCGAGCGTTGGAACTCTCGCGTCTGTAGGAACTGCGAGTCGTCGTTCGAGAGCGAGAGCCGCTCGATCGACATCCCCTCCTCGAGGAGCGCCGTCCGTCGAGCGTTGCCGCTTCCGGCGTAGGCAGAGTTCCAGGTCTCTTTCAGTCGCCCGGCCGCTTCTGCGGAGAGCTTCTGCGGATGCTTTAAGACTACGCCAGGCGTCGCGTCGTTTCGGTAGAACCGGCCCGCGTATTCCTGGGTCGCGTAGGCGACACCGATCGAGTCGCGTCCAGACTCGATGACACCGACCGGCTGTACACCATCGCGCGTTCGATAGCGCAGCGTGAACACCTCGTCGGCGCGCAAGGCGATCCGGTCGCCGTCCTCACGTTGAAGCTCGTAGACGAGCTGCATATCCGGGAGCTGCTTGATAGTGATGCGATCCGGGTGAATCGGAATCAGCTCGTCTACGATGTTCGAGGCGCGCGAGCGCCAGTTGATATACGCAAACCCGGCCCCGCGTAGGAGCGCGTGTTCGGTCAACATTTCGCGGAACTCCTGCGAGGTCTGCCAGGAGTTCGGTCGGTCGTGGAGTAGGATTTGTAGCGGATGCTCCGCGGCGCGCTCCCGACCGCCATCGGCCCGGCGCCGGTACATATTGAGCGGCATCGAGCCGATCGTCTCGGCGATCACGCGGACGCAAGCGTAGACCGCAGCGACGCGCATCGCGGTCTGTTCGTTTACATGGACACCCGAGGCGGAATTCGTGCCCTCGAGGCGCATGATCAAACGGTCGAGCGCGGTCTGTCCTGCGCTCTTCCGTCGCATGATTCGATCTATCCAGGACACAGAAACCTCGTTATATGGTCAGGATGCCGCGCTCTTCGTAGACACTTGGCCCGTCGAGCTTGGGTGCGGCCTTCGCGTAGGCGCCTATCGCCATTGCGAGAGCGACCATTCCGTCAATGCGGCCGGTCGCCTTTGCTTTGTCGAGTTTGCGATTCCCGGCGGCGTCTCGAGTTGCGACTGCGTTCGCAGCGCACCAGGTCAAGACGGGGTGTCCGCCGTGATGAATGCGCTCGGCCATCAGTTCGCCCTCGAGCGCATCGAGCGCCGGAGCCATGTCGCGGTAGCCCTGGCCGAACTCCACCAGGGGAAGCTCGCGACCGAGCCGCGACAGCTCGGTCTTGAACACATCCATCCGCCACCGATCGAAGGCGATTGCGGCAACGTCGTAGTCGTCGCAGAGTTGGCAAAGCTGCTCGGCGACGACGGCGTAGTCGATTGACGCGCCCGGCGTTGCGACCAGGTATCCGCGATCACGCCATACGTCATACGGTGCCCGGTCCCTCGAGGCCCGGTCCGTCAGTCCCAGGCTCGGCGCGAAGAATGTCGGCTTCGTGTGCCAGTTGCCGCGGCCGTCCCTGGTCACAGCGACGAGCGCCGTCAGGTCGTTACGCGCGGAAAGGTCGAGCCCAATATAGACCGGGTTCTCGTAGAACGCGGCCTCGTCCGGCTCGGCGCCGTTGCGTAACCAGACCGCTCGAGGGACGAACGGCGAGGTCTGGTCGACGCGCTGATTCAAGACCAGGTTCCGGTAGGAGCTCTCGCGCGACGGCATTCGCTTCGCCGCTGCGGCCTGCTCTCGGACCTCCGTCGGATTTAGAAAATCACCGAAGGCGGGATTCGCCGCCCTCATCGCTTCGTCGGAGAACGGGTCCATCGACTCGTCCGCCGAAAACATGAAGAGCTTCGTCTTCGGATCGGCGCCGGTCTTCGCGTCGTCGATCAGTACCGACAAAAGGTCTGCGTCCGTCGGTGCCTGCGTCGAGATCACAATCGAGAGCGGCTCCGCCTGGGCGCCGCTCGCGGTCTCGAGCGCTTCGTATAACTCGCTCCGCGGCCCTTTCACCTGACCGAGCTCGTCGTGTACGGTGAACACCGGCGAGAGGCCGTAGGCGGTCGAGGCTTCGGCAGATAGCGCTCTGTAGAGCGTCCCGAGTTCCTGGCAGTAGAGCTGCTTTGCGGTGTCTCGTACCGCGACGACCGCGTTCAGATCCGGCGACATTCGGACGATCTTCGCGGCGAGCGCGAATAGGATCGCCGCCTGGTCGCGACTCTGCGCTGCCGAGAAGAGCTGCGAGTTCGCTCGAGCTTCCGGTCCGCAGAGGTGCAGAAGTAGCAGGAACGCGGAGAGCGAGGTCTTCCCGTTTTTTCTCCCATACGAAACGATCGCTCGTCTCGTTGGCGAGTCGTAGATCCCGCGGATGATCTCCTTCTGAAATTCCCGCAGCGCGACAGGTCGCCCGACATGGGCGCCTTCCGGCACCCGACAGGTCGCCTCGATCCAGGCGATGTTCCGATCGCCTCGAGCTAGGCTCCGAACTCCCACGGCTTCTTCGGCGCCGCGCGATCGTTTGCGGTTGCCGCGGCTCGAGCGCCGTATCGGCTCTGCTGCGTGAGCCGCATCTTCGTCGCCAGGCTCGCCAGTTGTCCGCCGATCTTCGTCTGTAGGTTGATCAGGCGGTCGTAGTCGTCGAGGCATTCCGGGCCTACCTCGCGCAGCTTGCGCGAGACGCGCCGGGATTCCGCGGCCATCGTGCAGTAGTGCTCGAGGAGCGGAAGGTTGTCGGGACCGAACCAGTCCGCAGGCTTCGAGGCGACAATCTCGCGCCAGATCGCGCTCTCGTCGTCTCCCAGGCGATCAGGAGGTGCGACCCTCTCATGGGGTGCGACCCGTACCACCGAGAGCCCCTCGGAGCTTTTCCGGCCTCGCTGTAGCATTTCAGGAATCCTTGCCGATTAGCACAAAACAGG